AAATGATGACTTCATCACGGCAATCGAAGAGGGTGAGTCAACAAAACCACCCGGAGGAATGATATGGGGCAGTTTCTATGAAACAGTTGCATCCATCAAAGATTCACTCAAAGTCACCCATGACGTTGCTAATGGCACGGAGACTGCCCTCACGTTCAACCAAAGCGTCAAGGCCCTCCTTCTTATTGCCAGAGAGGAACTCACAACTACGGCAAAGCTGGCGGGCGATGATTCTTATATCGAGAGTGCCCCAAGTCTCCATGCTGCCGTCTCACTGGTAAGGGGCGCACTACACGTCCTCGAATCAAAGCCTGATGACACCGATGCCGTTAGACTGATTGTAGAATTCTTAACTGCTGCTTCTCAAGTTATGGGGATGGATGATGAAGGCGACGGCTGCGACGTTCACAAAGCAATGTGCGGGCGGATTATCCGTGACTGGGATGTCGCTACCGAAAAGGAAGCGCAGCACTAAGTCATTCAAAGATAGTGGGCTATACAAGCGCATCAGTAGCTACCCAGCTAGAGATGGCGCAAAGCCATGCCACTTTTGTGACTCAGAGCTGTACCAGTACGACAAACGCACAGACTTCTGCTGGGCTCCAGAATGTATGACCAAATTGGTCCTGGGCCTACGAAAGCAAAAGCCAAAGCTCGAAGGCGTGCTGCTGCAAATTGCAGAGCTTATGCGCTCCGATATCAAGGATGCAGCATACGAAGTGGCAATCACAACCCTGCTCTCAAAGACCAGGGAGATGAAGAAGCGTGACCACGTTGGCGCATTCTTCTCACCGCAGATTGTCTACTACCGGGCACTAAATGTGCTGGCCAAACTGGAGTGTCAGTACAAAAAGGATGGCAGAACCGTCAGCCTTGCGTACAACATGATCGAAGAAATCATCGACGAAGAAGCACCCTTCGCAACAGCAACCACAAGCCCACTACTGCGGCTTAAGATAGTCAGACTCATCGAAGCCATCGATGAACAGGTGGGCAGGCCATACGTCTATCTGCTCCTGGGGTTGATAACCCCGGTTGACTTCCGTAAGCTTACAAGGTGTAGCCGTGCAGTTTTTGTTGAAGATATGAACCGAATAAGGGCAATCGCGTCAGAGCATTTCACTGTCGCGTATTACCGATGATGAAGGACCGCCATGAGTAGCAGGGACGCCAAAACACTCTCACAGGTCATCGCACAGTTGCCCACCGTCGATGTTGATGATATTGGAATTAAAGAACTGGGGCTGCGACTCATTGTTGAGACGCCCGACGATGCCCCCGATGGAAACAACGCCTCAAGAGCAAAAGTCAAACTCGACGCTCTCAGGCTGCTGGCTGACATCAACAAGAATAACTCGTCGAAAGAAACGCACCAAGACCTACTCTCCATCTTGGCAGGCGACGAATGAGCGACACAAACGAAGAACTTATCAATCACCGCCTCGGCGTCCTTGAGCGAGACGTTAAAGATTTAACGGCCAACATCTACGACCTGACCACCAACGTTAAATTACTGGCTGCTGGGATGGCACACGTCAAATGGGCAGGAATGGCTGCGGCTGCAAGCGTAATTGCTCACGTAGCTAACACACTCCTCGCTGCAAGCTAGGGTGCAGTACTCAAAGTCAGACCTTGAGCAGATACGTAGATGTAAAGACGACTTTCTTTACTTCTGCAAATTCGTAAAGATAATCAATAAGGGCGGTAAGCTCGTTAAGTTTGAACTCAATGCATCCCAAAAGATGCTCTATGAGGCACTTCAAACTAACCAGTGGCAAATCGTTCTCAAGGCACGGCAGACAGGAACATCGACCTTTGTTGCAGCTTACTACCTTCATAAAGCGTTGTTTATCAGAAATCACCGCGTCGCAATTGCTGCCCATACTCTTGAAGCTGTTAGGCAGATTTTCAACATCTATCAAACGATTTATGACAATCTTCCGGCGCAACTAAGGCTCCCATCTACAAACGAAAACGCCAACGAGTTAAGGTTCAAGCACGGCTCACGAATCAAGGTCGGCACCCCAAACGGGTTCCGTGGTTCGACCTACCAAAGCATCCACGCCTCAGAAGCCGCGTTCTGGAAAAGTCCCGACGAAGATATCGCCGCTCTGTTGCAGACGGCTGGTGAAAACCCAACCATCATCTTCGAGAGTACGCCCAACGGCCTGAACCATTACCACAACCTGTGGACCACCGAGTCTGGGTACAACAAGGCGTTCATCTCGTGGCTCATTGAGCCCAGTTATAGCCAGAAGAAGAAGGTCGAGCCAGCACCGACCGACAGCGAAAAGGAATTCCTCAAGTCCCTGCCAGCACTCTCAAAGAGTCAGAAGAACTGGGCGATCCAAACACTCCGCACCAAATGTGCAAACTCAACAGCCACATTCAGGCAAGAGTACGCAAGCGATGCCGTCTCATGCTTCATCAGCAGCGGTGAGCGCGTATTCGACCTCGTTTTCCCAGATGCCAAAGTCGGAGTCGGGCTCATCGAGTACGAAACACCCAACCCCCTCCAGGCATACATCATGGGCGTCGATGCTGCCGAAGGTGGGCCAAGTGGTGACTACTCAGCATTCACAGTGCTGACCCGCTCCAAGCCACCACGGATTGTGGCGACATACTACAACAAAGAACCCGTGCAAGACTTTGCGTGCCAAGTCCTGGCAACTGCAACCAAGTACAACGCCATGGTCAACGTCGAGGCCGCGTCCACCGGATACGCAGTCATCGAACACCTCAAGAGAGGTGAGCACCCGCATCTGTACCGACGCATGATTAAGGATAAGACCTCGGCAGAGCTAACCGAGAAACTAGGGTTCAACACCAACACAAAGACCAGGGCGCTCTTAATGGCCAAGCTCCACGAGCTTCTCATGGGCCAAAAGATGAAGGTAATCGATGAGCGTTTACAGCATGAGTTGAATACTTTTGTATATGTAAACGGAAAGCCGAGACATGACACCGGCTGTCATGATGACCTCATATTCTCCGTAGCCCTGGCGTATGTGGCCTATGAGCAGTCTGATTATATCTATCAGACGACGAAGCTCAAAAAGCCCACGTCAATTCAAGAGGTACTCAAGTGGGAAGCTGTACACGGTAAGAGGTATAGCCCGAATAAACAGGATGACTATACTTTCGAAACCGTGTTCAGTATGATGAACTGATTTTTATGACTTTCTTTGGGCGGTCTAAAGCCCATCGTAGGGGACGCAATGAGCAACCTGTTAGATGAAGGCGCACTTGACGATCTCGCCAGTCGTTTGTCTGATGCTGCGGAGGCAGAGCCAGATGCTGAGGTGGAAGCCCAGCCTGAAGCAGTTGAGGAAGTTGAGGAAGAGTCACCGTTAGAAGAAGATGTATCAGAAGAGGTAGAGGCCGCTTCTGAAGAGGGTTCATCACCTGTTGACGCCGAGGCGTCTGAAGACGGAGACGAAGATGACAAGGGAGACGATGCTGATGGTCACGCTGTGCCTTATAAAAGGTTCCAAAAGATCATCCAGGCCCGAAACTCTTTTAGAGAAGAGGGTGAGTCGCTTAGGAAACAGATTGAAGAGCTTAAAGCTCAGGTCAATCAGCCGAAGCAAGCAAGAGCCCCCAAAGAGCCAGTAGAAGAAAAAGACTGGCTAGACGAGGCGTTGGAAGAGTCCCAAGTACCTGATCAGTATGAGGAGCTTAACGAACGGCTTACACGGTTTGAGGTGTCGCAACAAAAAGCGTTGTTAGAACAAGAACTTAACGGCGTTCTGGAGCAACACCCCAACGTACCACGCGAGCTACTGATTCAAGCTGTGGTGCAAAACCCAAACGAGAATCTCAATACTGTGGCTGAAAGATACAGCAGCTACATTGCAGAGGTTCAAGAGAAGGCGATTGCAGAGCACATGAAGACAGTGGAAGTCGCACCGAAGAAAAAAGTAGGGCCTCCGCGCCCAAAGAAAACTGGTGCAGCCAAAACAGAGGAAGCACCAAAACCCCTCGATCGTGATAGCCGGTACAAAGCAGTACAAGAGGCTATCGCAAGAATGACTTAAAGGAGCCTCAAAACTCATGCCTCTCTCAACAACCGAAATCGGAAAACTTCTTAAAGAGTTCTTCCTGTCACCAGTACAGGAACAGCTAAATCGCGAGACCATCGCACTCGATATGTTTGAAAAAGCCCGCGTTAACTGGGCAGGCCGCGTTGCCATTATCCCCATTCACACCGGCTCAACAGTTGCTGCTGGTGGGGCAAGCGTACAGTTCAGCGATGCTGGCGATGTGCCAAACGCAACCACCCAGGACTTTGCCAAGCTCTCCGTCGAAGCTCGACGCCTTTTGGCCCGCTTCCAGGTTGACGGCATGGTCATGACTGCTGCCCGCAAGGGCAACACCGACCAAGTTATCAACTGGATGGAAGGCTCCATGGACCTTCTGGCAGAAGATGTGCGCGACAAGATGAATCAGGCCGTCTTTTCTGGTGGTCAGGTATTCGGGTATGTCACTTTTACGCGCGGCATTCTCGCCGCAGGCGGGGCTGGTCATGTTGGCGCATTCTTTGGTGACATGCCAAAGCTTTCCGCAGAGATTGGTGCTGGCGTTACAACCTGTAACTTGGTTGACATTAATACCGGCAATCCCGTCCAGACGGCGACAATCACAGTGCCTGCCGGCTCCGTTCTTGCTCGTGAGGCAACCTTTGTCCTCGGCGTAGGAGGCTTAACTTCCGCACAGTCAGACATGATTCTTGCTGTCGAGGTCACCACCAACAATGCCCTGGCGGGTGCAGCAACCTACGCTCAGGAGCCTTTGGGTATCTACGGAAACCTTGGTTCGTCTGTGATGTTTGACGTCAACCGTCTAGCCAACCCTGTCCTGGCATCAAACGGTTTTAAGCCCGGTGCTGCGGTTTTGCGTGCAGCCTTGGACTTGGATGTTATCCAGACGGCTATTGACTCCGTGCTTGAGGCCAGCGGCGAAGATATCGACGTTATCTTCATGAACCCGTTGCAGCGACAGAGCTACACCGCACTGCTTACTGCGAACATGCAAACCATTACCGACAAGGCTGGCCGTGGCGACGGTGGTTTCACCGGACTCAGCTATGGTGGTGTGGACATTCGTTCCAGCCGAGCATGTGGTCGCGGTGGCATGGTCCTGATGTCCATGAAGCACTGGAAGCTGTTGCAGCTTGATAAGGGCGGATTCGCAGACTTTGACGGTTCCGCACTGTCTCGTGTTGCGAACACCGACGCAGCCGAGGGTTACTACAGGCACTACTACAATACTGCCTGTACTCGACCCAACGCCCAGGCGGTTATTGCTGGCATCAGCATCTGATGAAACGGGGCCTCTTCGGAGGCCCCTTCTTCAGTTGCGATTGGAGAGAATATGTCCTGCGCTCCATATCTTTGTTTGATTGCTTTTATGATGCTTCCTGCATTCATAAATCAGTCGCTCAAGCTGTGGGGCGTTTGGCATGACTACCAACAACAGAAGGCGAGCATTGGTGTCACGCCAATCGAGTCTGTCGCTGACCTCCTAGAGATTGATTGAGGTAGCCTTATGAAGTATGGCCGCAAGACAACGTCTATTGCCAGGATGAAGGCTGCTAAAGAGATGTCTGACAAGGGGGGCAGCACCTTCGCTGATATACTTCCACTTATCGGTATGGGTGGTGGTGCTATTGCTGGTGGTCTTCTGGGCGGCCCCGTTGGCGCACTACAGGGTGCATCGCTAGGTGGTTCAATTGGCGCTGGCTCGGGGGCCATGCTTTCAGGTGCCGGTGAAAAGGATATCGCCCGAATGGGCGCTGGCGCTCTCGGTCTTGCCAACCTCGCCACTGACAAGAAGTCTGCTGATATCATTAGAAAGCTGTTGGGTGGGCCACAGACGGTGCGCGAATACGGCAACGTGCTGGGCAGTGATTATGACGCTAGGACCGAGTACAAGGGCGGCACGGAGTATCACCTTATCTAATGATGGAAATCAAAGACATCGCCAAGCTTATCGCTGATGCCAAGAAAGAGAACAAGCCCGTTGTTCGTACTTGGGATTTAATCTCTCGTTATGTAGCGGGTAAGCAGTCGCTTAGCTTTGACCGCAAGATCAACCAGTTCATCAGACGACAGCGCACTGACAACCGGGTGGTCATCAACAGGCTTCTCGGTATTCAGCGCACAGTCATTGCCAAGCTTCAGATTATCTATCCATCGGTAGGTGTCTTGCCTGCATCCCCATCTAGTGAGGATATCTCCAGGGCCGAGTTGAGCGAAGAGGCGATTCAGTACAACTTTCATAACGACAACATGAAAGAGACGCTGAACGACCACATCCTCGACTTGGTTCAGTTTGGTACTGCTGGGCTGCATACCTACTACGATGCGGATATCGACCGGGTTACGACCAAGACGGTCTCGCCCTACGACCTGCTTGTTGAGGTTGGGGCTACCAGTATTGATGAGTCCAGGTTTGTGGCCATTAGGCACTTCATTCAGAAAGGGGTGCTGAAGAAGGCGTACCCTGAGCAAAAGGAAAAGATCGAAGACTACACGCCACCAGTTGTCGATGACGACAAGCCTACGGAGAAGTCCCTGGCTGACAGGTGTGAGGTCTTTGAGGTGTACTGCGACGATGGCAGGCATCTCATCATGTTTGAGGGCAAGTGTTTGTTTAAGGGTGAATGGGACGGTGTTCACCCTGTGTGCGTTAGCCGGTACTCAAAGCTTCCACGCGAGTTCTGGGGCATTGGCCTCATCGAGCCCTGCTTGGAATTGCAGAACCTCTACAATCAGGCGAGAACCCAGGTTCTCAAGAACGTAGAGTTAATGTCGAACCCGAAGTGGCTCATTCCCAAAACCTCCGGGGTGAGTGCGGACAGCATCAGAGGGAAGGCCGGGGAGAAAATCTACTACAACCCCGCTGGTGGTGTACCGCAGCAGTTAGCGGCTGCGCCGTTACCATCTTACGTGTTCGACAACATTCAACGTCTACAAGCTGAGATTCAGGATGTCGCTGGCATCCACAATATCTCGATGGGCAAGCGTACTGTAGGCGTTACGTCTGGTAAGGCAATCGAAGCGTTGGCGACTCAGGACGTCAGCCAGCTTCAGCTTACCCAGTCGAGCATTGAGTACACGGCAGCGCATGCATTCTCGAAGGTGCTCCAGCTTATGAAGGCGCACTATACCGAGGGCAAGATGATTGCCATGTTCGACACCTACGGTAAGGCGGTCTTCAGGGAGTTGAAGTCGTCTAACCTTGTTGAGAACCCAGACGTGTTCATCAGCGCGTCTTCAATGTTTCAAGATACGAAGCAGACCAGGGACGCTCAGATACTTGAGCTTTTCCAGCTTCAGTTAATCGACCAGGAAACCGCAATGCGGGAGTTGTCCTTCAAGACGGGCACATCCTTCAGGCTCCAGAAAGCTGCTACGATGTCTCATGCTCGTGAGGCTCTTGCCGCAGTCATTGCTGGTTTCGAGATTGAGGTTATGGCTAATGACGACATTGATGCATTCAAGACCGTCTTCAGCGACTTCATTAAGAGTTCTGACTACTATGACCTTCCTGAAGAAACGCAGGATGTTATAGCCTCAATCCTGAATGCGCTGCTTGTCCCGCTTGATGATGCAGCGCTTCAGGGTCTTGAGGGCAAGCCGGTTGTCTACCCAAGACCACCGGCACCTATGCAGGCCCCTGCGCCCGGACCCCAGCGACAGACAAGGCTGGTGCCACCGAATGCAGGGTTTGACCCACAGGCTATCCTTGACGAGAACGCAGAAGCCCAGGGAGAGATGCCGTGAATACTGGTGAGTTGCTGCGATACTTCGAGATGGTGATTGACGAGAGTGACAACACGTTCGTCAATGAGACGGACAAGCACCTGTTTCTCAGGCTGGGCCATAACGAATTCAGGACCATCGCCTACGAAGAGACGCCTCTAGACTTTGTCTCCACTGCCAACTACACGTTAAGTAGTGAGAAGTCGATTGATCTAGCAGGCGTTAACCCGGATGGCGCTTTCGGTGCCTCTTCGCGACTATTGGGTGAGGATGCGTTCAATCCGATGCTTAAGATCCACTCTGTGGCCATGATGTCTACAGATGACGTGTCGTATTATTACGACTTGGTGGTAGATAACCGCGAGATTACGGACTACCCGTACCCGATTCTATCTACGCCTATCGCATGGTTGAGGGCCTCAACGCTGCACTTTGCGACCGCCCAGACGGGCACGGTCAGGGTTAACTACCTCAGAGAGGCTAAGGTTGACTTCTCTTTGACTGCCGGGTTTGTCGATGACTTCCCCCAGTTTCACCCCCTTATCGCCATGCTTGCTGCTAAGCATTACAGCGTGATTGATAACGGCGTGAACGAGCAGCTAGAGGCTAAGACGGCACAGTTCACCCAGGAGATGCGCTCATTCTTGCAGAGCACCAGGGTTCCACGAGGGGCGAGTTGGGTACAGGAGTAGTTCAGTGGCGACATCTAAGCAGCAACTGGACATCCTTAGCCCCACGATGTCGCTCGACCCGGCAAATGACGGCAGCTTTGTCCGCAATATGGAGAACAGGCAGGGCTCCTGGGCTGTAAGGCCGGGGTTTGGTCTTCTCTATCGTGGCGATACAACCATGTCGCTCACCTCGACAAGCCAGGGATACAAGAAGCACCTCGGTAGTCGCATCATTAAGACAGCCTTTGGCCACACTCAGATAGTTACAGTGCTATCTGCTGACGTGTTTACTGGTGAGAGCCGAGAAGTTGGTACCTATAGCTCTGTTTACTCTGTTTCTATCTTTGATGTTGAGGATAACACGAGGGTTGAACACATCCTGCACTCTGTGACAGGCGATGGTGGCCGCAGTTTCCATGAAGCCAGGGTCTTAAAGGCGTGTTACGAGGAAGCATCAGACCGCACAGCCGCTAAATGGCGTCTCTCTGACGCCAAAACGGTGGCATTCCAAGAGTTGGCTGGCAATCTCTACTTCTCAAACGATGATATCGGCGTTTATGTCTATCGCCCAGCCCTGGTGGTGGAGCGTTCGGCGCAGGTTCAGGGTGCAGACGAGTATGACTGGTCTCCAGCGCGGGGTGAGTCTAGCTCTGTGACCCCAGTGGTGTTCTCTGATGGGTTGAACACCGAAGCATTCAACTATATCAGCAACAATGACCTGTCTGGCGTGTCAGCCATGTGCGAGCACCAGGGTTCGTTGGTATATGCTTCAGGCAACACCATCTTCTACTCTGATGCCTACTTGCCCAACAACATCAAGGCAGCAAATTCAGACATAATCCCGGTTTTGTCTAACATTACTGCAATGGCGTCTAACGGCGAGTTGATTTACGTCTACTCTCGTGACGAAACCTGGGTCATCCAGCCTGCATTGTCGCAGACCGGCCTGCTTGCTGGTGGTGTGTTGACCCGTGTCTCTGCCGAGGTTGGGTGTGTAGCCCCATCTGCCATCATGTCCATACGCAACGTGCCTATGTGGATCTCAGAGCAGGGTGTTCACGCAATCAACTCCAACTTTGGCTATCAGACAATCTCTGAGCCCATTCAGGAGTACTGGAGAGGGGGGGTCTCAGACCCATTCTCTCATTATGCGACACAATCTGGCGCAACAAACCTTGGGAACCAGCAGCCAGAGACGTTTAGCGCACCGCCCATTGACCCAATAATTGGGTATAATGAGCGATTCGATGAAATCTACTGCTCATTCGATGACAAGGTTTGGGTTTTCTCTAAGGGTGCATGGCTGGTTTGGGACTTTGAGAGCTATTACTCCAGTTCACTCACCCCGCCAGTGACCGCATACGACCTTGTTAATGGTTGCCAAGTCCTCTCTATGCTTGGCCAGACGTACATGGTTGCCGTAGATAACCCGCTTACTGAGGCTGGCCTTGTTGCCGGTCAGTCGCGTACAGTCTTCCCGTACAGCATTTATGAGCTTGGTCGGGGTGGCGGCAAGGACAACAGCTACGCCAACGAGCAAGACCTGATTGTCAGCAATGAAATGGAAAAGATTGCCACTGGGCCTGCCATTGGTTCTGGCGGTGGTGGTGCCGCGTTTTACCTTGAGCTTACAGAGATAAATGCGGCTGGTGAGTATGTGTTTCTCCTGTCTGGCGTCCCACCGTCTGGGGCTGGGGTATCAATCCCAGGCGGTTGGGCGTTCAGGATTAGCTTTAACTCAACATACTGGGAGCCCGTTGTTTCTGCTCCCACCGTTCTTGATTACCAGCTACCCAATGAGCGTATTGGCAGCTTAAGCTTGATAACGACTGCGGATAGGAGTGATACGGTTGGGTTGCCAAACATTAATGGTGAGTGCATAAACCTCCAGGTCGTTGGCACTCAGTACCTCAACGAGCGGTACAAGAACCCGCTTATGTACGTCAGATTCAAACCAACAGGGGCTAACTCAGGTACAAACACCTTTGGATGGTCGTTCCCCGCTGGCTGTGTGGCCACATTTGACGATGGTGCGGGTGGCAATGTCAACGCCAGCGTGTTTGTGAACGACCTGAGCTATGCACCGCAAGCAATATCGGAGAGGTTTGGGCAGTCTGTGGCCTATCTATACAAGGCTCCAACTGCAAGGCCCGGTGAGAACCAGCAGATAAGAACTCGTGGGCTTTACACCAGGGTGACCTCTCATGGTCAGGGCGCAATACTTACGCAGCAGAATTACCCTTATCGGCTGTACAATGCAGCCTTTGGTTCAGACAAGAAGCTGTACAACGACCAAGTTATCTACAGCGCAAGCGAAGTTGTAACTCTGCCAAAAGAGACATCGATCAGAACCAGGATCCAGAAGGCTGACGGCGAGATGGCCGACAAGACCTTTAATGGTGAAGCCTACTATGCAGACCCTGCGAATGCAGCCACAGGCAACCTACTCATCGACAATCAGCAAGTTGACGAGATTGCTATGAGCACCAGTGCAAGGGGTGGCAGCATCGGGGTTATGCTCTTCGGCTTTATTCTAAACAAGGCGGAAGCCATCAGGCTGTACGCCGCGAAGATGACCTATAAGGTTGTCGGTGGCGCAAGAAGGCGGGGCCGTTAATGACTGAGCTTCGCCAGATTCGCGACAAGGATATGTCGCTAACTCAGCTTCGCAACGAGGGGATAGTCAACGGCTATCACCGGCTGGACGTTCAGCAGAACCCAATCAAGTACTCAAAGAAGCGAGATGAGACCGTCTTAATCGAAGGCGAGTTCAAGGGGCACACTGCTGACAAGCCTCACACCCTCATCAGGGCTGTAGAGGTTGCCGAGTTCAGTGGCGTGATGAAGGTTGAGGCCGGTGCAACGATCCAGGGCGTGACATTCAAGGGTGACGCAGTGCTGGCAGAGGTTACGGGCACAATGCCTGCGATGTTCAGGGACTGCACATTCATCAGGAACGCCTCAACAAACCTGACAACAGCCTTCGTTACCGTCGCATCTGGTGCCAAGGCCACGTTCTCTGGTTGCAGGTTCAGGTCTGCTGAAGATACAGGTGTAATGCAAGGTGCTGGCAATGTGGTATATAATGATGCCGCAAACGCGGCTACCGATGTTTCTGTTGTAGCCTGCGTTAACGAGACCGGGTGGTCTCACTCAAACGCTACCGTCCTGGGCGAGGTGTGAACGATGTCAGTACAGCCATCAAACCGCATCATCAGAGAGCAGTTCAGTGAGGGCACAACCATTGACTCCGACAGGATTCAGGGAGCCCTCGATACTGTAGAAGCCCGCATTAACGAGATTCCTCGTGGCGATATCCTGCCTCGGTACGTTGAGCAGACAATCCATGCCGGGTTTATGCCTTCGGCAGGCGCAAGCGCGTTTTACGGACCCTGGAACCCCATCAGAAACACTGCGAGCAATGTCGCTGCCGCAGGGGTTGATAAGATTGAAAACCCTCTTAGGGTGAAGGGCTGTTACAACACAGCCATAGGGACGGGCGACAGCCAGTTTGCGTGGTCAACATCGGTGAACCACATCAGACCGTGCATTATTACAGAGCTGCACTTCAACATGCTTACAGACTCATGGCTTT